TTAGATAAAATTCACTGTCATCCTCTCGATTGATTGCCGTAAAGAATCATCTAATTTTTGAGAGTGATGGGCATAGATTTTTTCAATCATTTTAGTATCTGTATGCCCCACATGATGCGCAATAAGATGCAGGGGGATACCATGTTCAATCGCAAGAGTGACAAAGGTGTGTCTAAAATAATGCGTGGTTACTCTTTTGCCTGGTATATTAACCTTTGATAATTCTCTATTGAACTGAAGCAAAGAATAAGGCTTGCCGGTTCTAGTGGTGAATAATAGAGTGTTATCAGGAGAAATAGACTTATATCTCAACTTCTTTGTTTTAGAAATGAGTATCTGTTTCTTTATCAAGGTGATTGTTTCATCGTTGATATGTATCACTCTGTCTTTACCAGTTTTAGTTGGCCCAAAATCATTAACCATGTGACTCCAACTTTTGTTAATGGTAATAGTCCTGGATATCAAATCAATGTCCTGTTCGTAATCTATTGCAACAGCTTCTCCAATTCGAACGCCTGTCAGCATCTGAAACATGCTTAGATTAGCAACTTCCGTTTTCCCCATTTCTTCCAGTTGCTGAACGAGAGATTTAATCTCATCGTGCTCCAGGTATTTATAGGTGTTTTCTTTCGGCATGTTAATTCGCTCGACTACCAGTTTTTCACTAAAATCATTGTCATAGTACCCATACTTTACACCGAACTTAATGATATGTTTAAGTACTTCTCTACGTTTGTTAGTATAAGAGTAAGGTCTGCCTGACTTTGATAATCTAAGCAAGTGCTGATTCATCATAATGTCATCAACTTTACTTGCCAAAAAGTGACCGAGATCAGATTTGATATGATCCACAACGTTTCGCCGGTTAATCGCTGTGCTCTTCCTTACGGTTTGGACATATACAGAGAACCACTCATCTACTAACTCACCAAAGCTAACCTCAGATGATGCGCTAGTAGCCCCTAGCGTGGCTGTGTAGGCTTCGTATAACTTAACAGACATATTTGCCTTGTCGTTCTTTTTAGAGCTGACAAGGCTTATTTTTTTGACTTTTCCAGTGTGTGGGTTTTTGAACCGTTCGCAGTATCGGTACTTGCCGTTTGGGAGTTGTTCTATCCACATGGGTATCAGTCCTTGTCTATGGTGTCCATAAAATCTCTAATCGCACCTTGGTCGTAAACCACCATTAGCAAAAAGTTATCAGAGTCCTTAGCAAAGATTAACATTTTGTCTGATGTAACAACGTGGTATCCATCTAATGTTCCATTTAAAACATCTACGACGTTCTTGCTGACCCCAAAACCTATATCATTCAGCATATTTTTTGCTTCTCTTTTAGAAGTGAAGCGAAAATCTACCATTGCAACTTTATTTTCTTTAACTCGTATTGTTGCTGTTCCTTTCTCGAAGTAAAGAAGCGTATGAATTCTATTGAATTTACCGCTAGTATCGGCCTCATCAGTCCACTCATTTTTACCTTCTAACCTTTCGGAAAGGGTTTGTTTTGTCCATTCGATATCATCAATATGAACCAGGTCTTTTTCTTTCGGCATTGTGAACCCACTCAGCATCAAGAAGAGGGGAAGGAGTAATAATAGTTTTTTCATAATTAGGTCATCTCCTATATGTAATTTAGCGAATCGTTAATTGCTTGTTTCAGTGTAATCTCATTGTACTTAAATAATTCCACAAGTTTATTGGCAGCGTTATAAGAGAATCCGTGATGGAACATCAAATAGTTTATCAGTCGATTGCTTAGTGCCGCATAACTTATGCAGAATTCAAAGCACAAGTTATTAAAGGAGCTCTCTTTCTCAATATAATGTTCGAGAGCCTGGGTATTCACCATCAGTATACTTGCTCCAAAATTGGCTTCTAGTTCAAGTTCTTTGTCCTCATAAGAATAACCACCTTCGTTGATAAGTTGCGAGAATACTTGTGTTCCTGTTTTATTATGCTCTAGGAGTGCGTGACATATCTCATGCGATATAGACCAGTTAACTCTTCCGGTGTTTCTAACGTTAGGGTTATACATAATCATTGGGCCAACCTCAGTGAATCGGATAAAAGCCTCTAGTTTTCGTTGGCTGATATATCCAGTGATGTTAGGGTGGAATTCGAAACCAAGGGCAAGTTCACAATATTCTCTAAAATGAGTGTGCCGTAATTTTGATGGGGGAAGGTCGAAGTAGTTAGATACATCTTTCATTACTTCATCTAGCTTCCGCTCGACCTTAAAATATACATGCTCACTGTTAATGTACATGGCTTCATCTCCAATCGAATATATGTTCGTAAAAAACTCAAAAAAAGAGAAAGTGTGGGGACTTAATCTTTTTGTGCCTTGCGAATACGAATGCGCTCAGCAATAAAATCACTCATGGCCTGCATCTCTTGCTCGAACTCTTCTTTCTCTGAGTCGGTTAAGTCAGAGACGTCCACTCGGAAAAATTGGGCGTACGTAGGGTGTGTATCCACCTCTCTGGATAACAAATAATCGGCACTAACTTGGAAGTAATCTGCCAATTCTTTGATTCTTTCAGCACTAGGTGTTTGGGTCTTCATTTTGTACAGGGTATTTCGGCTATAACCCAAATCAGACTCAACCTTTGCGATCGAAATCTTGCGTTGACGACATAAATCTTTGATAATTTCGAACGTCGAAAACATTGATATATCAACCTTTCTATCGTACGAAACAAAATATTTATCCAAAAGGTTAATTTTATGCTTGCAAAAACAACCAAAAAGGTGTAACATATGTTTCGTAAGGTATTTCTGTTAAAGATTTCGTAACTAAAAGCGTTAATAAAAAGACCTTGCAACATAGCCTAAATCGTTGGGGAACGGTGATGAGGTTAATACAGGTGCCTATTTATTAGGCTTATTTAATCACGCCTATATATTAACCTAAAGGTTGTGACATGTCAATAGTTTTAACCGATTCGTTTACGAAATCTTTAACACCCCTTACAAATACAAAAAAAGAGGTGTTCAAAATGTTAAATCTAATCACTGCGATGGCTTGGCGTCTATCTACGAGTGACTCGACTTTTGATAAAAAGTTTTCTCATAAGGCACAAATCACCAAAGACCCATCTGGATGGAATTTGGTAAGAGTGGGCATAGATGAACTTGATGCCAAAGTAACAATCATCAGCGAAAATGCCGTGATTATAAACGGTAAGAAGTACGGACTTGAAAAGCGGAAAATGTCTATCGGTCCTGGTCACTATTACCAGTTGGTTCCTTAAAAGTTAGTCGCAACCAAAAGAAAGGAGGTACCAATAATGAGCAACTTGAGCAGCGGGAGAGATAAAATTCTAAAGTTCCTAGACGAGCACAAAATGTCGGTTGCTGATCTAGCGTCAGCATACAGTGTCAATCGAAGTGAACTGTCCAACTACCTCAACGGAAACATTGAGAGTGAGAAGGGCAATAAGCTCATTCTCAAAATCATTTCTGACTTCAAGATTAGATAGGCGGTGTAAGCATGCAACTCATAGAGTCAAAGAAAGTTTCTCAAGCCTGGGTTTATCCAGAGCAGATTAAGGAAATCTTCAACTACAAGGACCCTAGCAAAAAGCTAAGAGCCTTTCGTGAGTTCGTACAGGCACATCCTAATTATTACAAGTGGTTCAAACAGTGTTGGCTAGGTAAGTCGATAAAAGACTTCCAATATGCCTTCATCCCACTGGCCCATTTTTGGGAAAACCAATCGCTACTCGAAGCGGGTAGCCGGTCAATTAAGTTTGACCTGTCAGAAATAGAAAGGATACGGATAACTTATGGCTTATAAAGGTTTTGTATTGGTCGACATAGAAGCGGTGATTCATTACCAAGACGGTAGTCACGTTAGAGTGGCTACACAGTTTGAGGAGAACACAACACTTAAGAACGTGCATGCCTACTTTGAAGCAGCAGCCAAGTTCTTGAACCCGAACGTAACAATCGGAAACATCACCATGAATTATGGAGGTGTTGAGTATGTTGAAGGATGACCACTCAGTCGGTTCTAACATTCGTGATATACGAGAACAGCTAGGTATCAGCAAAGTGTGTTTGGCTGAGCGAATTGGCATTCATCGTAATGCCGTGGCTAAGATTGAGTCAGGAGAGCGCAAGCTAAATCAGAAAGGACTTAAAGTCTTTGCCAGAGCATTGGGTGTGTCAGTCCAAGATATCCTAGCAGGCATCTGAAAGGTGGTGAGGAAAATGAAACTAAGTATTAAGAACATTCACATCTACATGCTTGTGTCGCTTCTCATTCTAGGCGCACTAACTATGGTATGGGCTTGGTGGTGTAACGATTGTAAGCCAGGTGGTGACGGACTTGCAAACGGAGTCGTTATCATCGGGTGGGCTATCGCACTAGTTGCTGCAGGGTTGTATGACTTGGAGGTGAAAAAGAATGTTGTTTGAGGACTTGTCCCAGTCAGCAAAGTTAAGAGCTCTTAAGCAGATACCTAACGGACACACGACAAGTGACTACCGCTTCACTGAAGACGGCATCATCCTGGTATGTGTCAGAGAGCAACAGCACCAAATCGCATTAGAGGAATTAATGAAGTCAGTAAGGTTCTATGATGCGACGCGAGACAAGAGTCATATTGAGGACATCTTGTACTTTGCAGAAAAACTAAAAAAGACCATGTAGCCGGCAAGCAAAACATGGTCAGAACATAATATCACATAAGGAGTGTATCACAAATGAGTGGAAAAATCAAAATCAAAAAGGAAAAAGAACCAAAGGCAACATCCGCAGTGTTTATTGATGTTGACCTAATTGAACAACTTAAAGACATCAAGTCTGAGACAGGGATGCCTATCAGCAAGTTAGTTGAAATGTTTGTTGCTTACGGTATCGAAAACCACGAAGTAGTGGAGGAAGACTGATGCTTCCTGAAAAGAAAGTCGAAAACGATATAAAGAAATACCTCGATTATATCGGGGCCTACCACGTTAAGATACATGGCTCAGCTTTCATGCCTGCGGGCACACCTGACATCTTAGCTTGCGTCAAAGGGGTCTTCGTTGGAATTGAAGTGAAGAAACCCAAAGGCGGGCGAGTCAGTGATCTGCAGAAATTGAAAATCAAGCAAATAGAACAGGCAGGAGGGATAGGCATTGTCGCAAACGATGTACTCGTCGTACAAGAACGCTTCGAGCGAGAGCATCTTGTATGAGTTTCAGAAAGAAGCCCTAAACAACGCTAGTGGTAATTACCTTTACGCCTTGGACACAGGGACTGGTAAGACCATCACTAGCCTACATCATTACCTTAAGTTCTCTAATGGTGAACCGCTTATTATCTTCGCCCCGGCCCAGAAAGTTAAAGAGGGTGGTTGGGAACGAGATATTGAGTTCATCGAAAAACATTACAACATCAAGATACCGCACAGAGTGATTAGCTACGGTGTCTTGGCTAAGCAGAAAGTGCCTAGCAAACAGTTCTTCGTTATCTTTGACGAAGCACACTATATCAAGAATCCCACTTCACAACGAGGGAAAGTTGGCCAACAGTTCGCCAAGGCAGCTACACATTTCTGCTTGCTAACTGCTACGCCACTCTCAAACGGTTGGGAAGATAGTTATAACTACTTCATCATGTTCGGATACTTCCGAAATAAAACGGACATGAACCGACAACATGCGGTCTATGAAGACTTACACTTCGGACCGAAAGTAGTGAAGAAGATTGTGGCTTGGCGAAACGAAGCTTTACTCAAATCATACTTCAACCGGTTCACTGTCAGCATCAGTAAGGATGATGCGCTAGATCTGCCACCGTTGGTAGAGCGTTGTGTGACCTTCCAACCATCGAAAGAGTACAAGACCTTGCGCAAAACAAGGGTGCTCAACGATGAAGCCTTTGATAACATACCAAAACTTATCCATGGGCTTCGGTACTGGGCCAATCAAGAAGACAAGCTCTCTTACATCGAGATGCTGCTTCAAGGGACCAACCGCAACGTGATTATCTTCTACCAATATAAAGAAGAATACGAGCGAATACATGAGATAGCACTCAAGCTAGGTAAGCAAATCTACGTTGTCAACGGTAAGGCATCACATCTACCACCTAGAGACATCTGGCAGAGCCTCAAATCATCAGTGACACTGGTTCAATATCAATCAGGTAGCTCAGGTATTGAACTCCAGTACGCATCAGAGGTTGTGTTCTACACACCAACTTACAGCTACCAGGACTACGAACAGTCCTTAGGGCGAGCATACCGGAACGGACAGACTAAGAAAGTAACGGTCTACCAGTTCGAGACTCAGCGTACGATTGAGTCAGATGTATGGGAAGCCTTGGCCAATAAGAAAGACTTTAGCACGCAGTTATATGCAGCAACTAAACTAGGAGGTTAAAAAATGTTTGGACTACAAAAACAAGACTTAAACGTAACGCAAAACCGAAACATCTATGTCGGTGGTTCGGATGTCCCAACGATTTTAGGAATCAACAAGTACAAGAGCCAGTTTGAACTGGCCAAAGAAAAACTCGGTATCATCGAGCGTGAGTTCCATGGCAATGAGTATACCGCATACGGTAACCAGTTGGAGCCACAGATTAGAGATTATATCAATGCAGTTAACCAGATGAACTTCATAGTTGACACTTTTATCGATGAAGAAAAGAGTATCCGGTCCAATGTCGACGGTATCGACCTAGACCACAAGATACTTCTAGAAATCAAGACGCATGGTAAGAAGCCAGACATCAAAGTCTACAGAGCTCAGATGCAACTATATATGGCACAGACAGACTGTCAAGTTGGTTGGCTAGCTATGTATAACCGACCTGAGAACTTTGACACTGAGTTCGATGTCGAGCGTCTACAAATCATTGAGGTAGAACGGGACGAGGAAGAGATTAAGCAAATCTTAGATGCTATCGAAACCTTCTTGGTCCGTTGCGAGTACCTACGTGATCAGCATGACATGTCAGAGACGGATTTCATGACCAAAGGAACGGATGTCGATAAGACACTAATGAAACTCAACCGAGTGGCTCCAGACATCGTGGCCTTTAAGAAACAACTCAAAGAGATGGAAGCTATCGAAGCGGACCTCAAGAAAGAACTGTATGACAAGATGACGGAATACGACATCAAACAACTGGACACTCCACTCATGAAGGTAACAAGAGTGCTGCCAACTGTATCAAAAGGCTTTGATAAAAAGGGTCTCCAAATCAAATACCCAGAAATCTACGAAGAGTTTGAGACTGAGACTAAGAAATCAGGCTATGTAAAAATCACAGAAAAGAAAGGTAAGGAATAAACCATGATTAAGAAATTACAAACAACTACTAAGTACTATGCCAAAACAGAGGAAGAAGCAGAAGGTGCAGTTATTATGGCTGAGTCCAATACAAAAGGGCGCATCATTAAAAAGTCTATCCAACGCAAGACTTCAAAAGACTCAATCTACTACGAAGTAGTTATCACTGAAGAATTTACCACTTCAAAAGAACAACTAGAAAAAGAGGAGCTGATCTAAGATGGCAATCAATTTAGCAACGGTATTACCACCAAACAAAAAACAAAAAACAGTTGATACGCCTAGAAACTTCTTCCTTTATGGTCAAACCATGAACGGTAAGTCTTACCTGGCAGGCGAGTTTCCTAACCCACTCTTCCTAGACACAGACGGTAACGCCAAGGCTAATCCGTTCCCATCGCTTGAGTTGCGGAATATCCGCGGTAAAGACGGTAAGATTGAACGTTCAGTCATCGACCAACTGGACGACATCATCACAGCATTGCAGACTCAGAAACACACTTACGAGACTTTAGTGCTTGATGTTATTGACGATATCGTAGTCATGATTGAAGCGACTATCTGTGATCGCGAGGGTGTCGAGACATTAGCAGACATCGGCTACGGTAAAGGTTACGCAGCATTCAAGTCCATCTTCCAACAGTTGGTGATTGAACTCAAGGCATTGCCAATGAACATCGTATATGTCAGTCGTATCAGCACTAAGCTTGAAAATAACGTGACGATTGAAGAACCATCTCTTCCAGAAAAGCACGTTAACATCGTCAACGGTAACTGCGACTACATGATTCAGTGCAAGAAGATTGGTAAGAACTACATCCGCCAAGTCAAGATGAAGCGTAAGAATTATGTACGCGAGCAAATTGACGATGCCAATATTTTGGCCATCTTAGACACAGTGACTGGAGCGTTTGAGCGCAGCCGGCCAACGACCAAGAAAGAGCAAGACGCCATCGTGAAGAAACTTGAGGAAGCTCAAGAAGAAGCCATCAAAGGTGCAGATGTCTTTGAAGAAATGGAAGAAGAGGTAGCTCAACAAGTAGCCGAAGCTTTGACCAAAGAACCAGAGCCAACACCTGCCGCACAACCAACGCAAGGACTCAAATCAAGTCGTCCTCGTCCAAAGATTAAATAATTAAAGAGAAAGAAGGAACTAAATTATGTCATTACGAAATCTTATGCAGCAAGTGACTGCCAACTACGATCCAAAAACTAACCCATCTCAAGCAGAGAGCATCCCTGCAGGCGAGTACGATGTAGTCATTGAAGCAGTGGGTCACACAGTTTATGAATCAGGCTACGACGCTATCGCCATCAAAGCTAAAATCGTTGGCGGCGACCACGCAGACAGAGTCGAGTTAATCAACATCAATGTGGACCCTGGCAATGAGACTTATACTAAATGGCCTAACTTATTGAACAACGCCATCCGGTCAATGACCCAGTTCATCTACGCAACTGGCTTACAACTTACTGACGATGATTGGGAAGACCAACTGACATTAGGACAAGCGGTGGGTGAAGCACTTGGTAAACAATGTGTGCTCCGTATCACTGATACAACTTCGAAGAAATCAGGCAAGACTTATCGTAACTATGAGTTCTTAGCTTATGACGATATGCCTGCTTTCTAAAACTAACTAACAAGGAGATGTAAATATGCCAACTAAATACAAGGTGCATTTGCATCCTATCCCGTACGAATACAAGCCAAATAGCGTTCAAGTGGCGAGCCTAAGTAAAACTATTACCTCGCACACAGAAGAGCTCACAGCGCAAGAATTAGCCGAAAAATTAGCCCAGGGACACACAGTGGTCCTTGGGTTGATGAATGGCGAACGTAAAAAAGCAAACTTCATCTCTCAGCAAGTCTTGATGTTGGACTTTGACAATAAGGTAGGAGACGAGAAAGCCAAAGGTGAAGACTATGTCACGATTGCTGATATCTTGGCAGATGACTGGTTCAAAGCTAATGCAGCCTTTATCTACAAGACTTTTTCGTATCAAAAAGACTGGGAGAAATTCAGAGTGGTGTTTTTATTAGATCAGCCACTTACCAAGCACGAAGATGTCACTGAAGCTTATAAATGGCTCATGAAGGCCTTCCCTCAAGCGGACCCATCGACAAAAGATTGTAGCCGTCTCTTTTATGGCGGTGAGGAGTACATCGAGATTAACTTTGACAACACCTTGACGATACCGAAGAAAAAATATGAGACACAGTCAACCATACACACACATCAACAGTCTCATCATTATCCTAAGACCGTCAAGCCTTTAACTAAGCGTCAAAGCAGTCAGATGATACGCGCCTACATCGAACGAGAAAAAGACAACCTACAAGACTATGGCAACGCCCTATCAGCAATCACAGTGATTGCGAAGGCTGCCCTGGTCGGTGAGATTGACGAAGAGTCAGCAAGAGAGTATGTCAAACTCTTGGCCATGAATAAGCACATCTGGGAAGCAGAGAATGAACTCAAGCTCAACGAGTTCTTGGGCAAGCGACCTGAAGATATCTACACCAACTACACCTTCCGTCAAAAGTTCGGAGCAGGTGGCAAAGGTAAGAGTGACTTTGATGTCTTCGAGTACGCCAATGAGTTTATCGAACGCTATCAAGTAGTTTATTACAATCAAGCATTGTTCTTTAGAACAGGCGTGTCGTGGTCAAGCAGTGATAACAAACTGCTTCGCCTAGTGGACCAAGAGGTTAACCTCAAACGCTCAGCTGACACTGAGTTACTGCATCAGCTGATTAAGAAGGCCCCTCTGATTGAAGAGGAGATTCTCAACATCCAACTTAAAAACGACTACCGCATTGAAGGCGGCAAGGTCAAAGACGGAGCGGTTGAGGACTTCACACCTTATCTCTTAGATGTGGCCTATGATCCAAAAGCCTACGACCAAACAGTCGATGACTTCCTTAACTTCTTAGTCAAGGACAGACAAGACTTGCGACTTATCATTGAGGAGTTACTTGGGCACATTATCATGCTTCAAGGCTTCCCTCACAAGGTCTTCTTCCTGGTAGGGGAGAAAGGTGGTAACGGTAAGTCCACCTTCCTGGAGATGCTGAACAACTTTGTAGGTGAGCTAGGCAGCAATATCAACTTGGAGAACTTCAAAGACCACACTTCAGTGGCTAGCCTAGAGGGGAAGTTAGTAAACATCGGTGACGATATCGACGCTAGCTACATGGAGAAGTCTCAAATCTTCAAGACACTGGCATCTGGTAACAAGGTGGCCCTTCGTCCAATTTACAAAGAGCCCTTCACACTGAAGAACCGAGCAACGCTCATCTTCACTGCCAACGACATGCCAGTCTTCAAGGATAAGACAGGTGGGATAGAACGACGCTTAGTTATTCTGCCCTGCGACAACGTAGTCAAGACAGCTGACTTTGAGATTGATAAGAAGCTGTCATCTGATCAGGCAAAGTCCTATATTTTAAACCTCGCCCTCCAAGGTTTGGAGAGGATACGGAGGAACGGCGGGAAGTTGTCTGAGTCTGAAACACTAAAACATGAATTAGAAAGTTACATGGAAGACAGTGACACTGTCCTCAGTTATATCAACAATAAGGGCATTGACCCGAACATGGACCGCAAGATGGTCTACTCCGATTATGTCCAGTACTGTGCTGAGATTGGCCAGACTCCTCATAAGGCGATTGCGTTTGGTAAGCGGCTAAAAGCAAAAGGCTATGAGACGAGAGAGACCAGGAGAGCAGGAGTCAAAATGTTCCTGTATGAGAAGGTGGATGCTTGA